GGGTCCAGATGGACCACTTGGTCCGGTGGGGCCGGTAGCTCCATCTATCCCAGATGCGCCGGATGGACCGCTCGGGCCAGTAGGGCCCGTGGGGCCAGTTGCTCCAGCCAAGCCAGAGGCGCCGGGAAGACCCATAACACCGGGCACGCCAGACGGACCGGTAGGACCAGTCGCGCCGGTCGGACCGGTGGGGCCAATATCTCCGGTGGGTCCGGTTGGCCCGGTGGGTCCGGTGGGTCCAATATCTCCCGTTGGCCCAGACGGGCCAGAAGGCCCGGACGGACCAGTAACACCTTGCGGACCAGAGGGACCGCTTGGGCCAGTAGGTCCAGTCGGTCCGGTTGCGCCCTGAGCCCCCGGAAGACCCATAACCCCGGGGACGCCAGAAGCACCTGTTGGACCCGTGGGACCAGTAGGACCGGTAGGACCGGTAGCTCCGGCAGGCCCGGATGGGCCGCTTGGTCCACTAGGACCAGAGGGACCAGTAGCGCCCTCGACACCGGGCAACCCCATAATGCCCGGCACACCAGAGGCCCCGGTCGGGCCAGTAGCGCCCGTGGGCCCTGTAGGTCCCGTGGGGCCGGTCGCGCCTTGCGTTCCCGGCAAGCCCATAATCCCCGGAACACCAGATACTCCAGACGCACCGGTAGGTCCTGTCGGCCCTGTCGGTCCGGTGGCTCCTGTGGCTCCTTGCGTTCCCGGAAGACCCATGATGCCCGGAACGCCAGACACGCCGGATGGACCAGTAGCGCCGGTAGGGCCAGTAGGGCCCGTCGCACCCTCCACGCCCGGCAAGCCCATAATCCCGGGCACGCCAGAGGCGCCGCTCGGGCCTGTTGCTCCAGTTGGCCCGGTGACTCCAGTCGCCCCCTGCGCTCCCGGCAAACCCATGATTCCCGGGACGCCAGAAGGTCCAGTTGGTCCAGAAGGACCGGTAACGCCCGTGGGGCCTTGTGACCCGGGCAATCCCATAATACCCGGAACACCGGTTGGACCTGATGGACCGCTAGGGCCGCTTGGCCCCTGAGACCCCGGCAACCCCATAATACCGGGTGGGCCAGATGGCCCCGATGGTCCACTTGGCCCAGAAGGGCCTTGTGCCCCCGGCAAGCCCATGACGCCCGGTCCACCAGACGGACCGCTAGGACCGGAGGGGCCTGAGGGGCCTGTTAGTGACGCCCAGCCAGTAGGCAGGTCGATAAATCCGGTCCGATTGCCAACGTCTGTGGTGACGTAAATGGCATAGCTTCCCGTGCTCGCCGGGCGGTCAGCAAGCAATCCGCTGGTGGGATGCGCGACCACATCGGCCTGATGCTCCACAAACTTGGAGCGCAGGAGATTGTCGTTGTTGCGCGATTGGGTGCTCTTGATGTCCCCAACCGGGCTAACAAACGGATTTAGGTCATAATCGCCAACCGCCATTAGCAGGAGTCTCCAACCGCGATGGATTCATTGCAGGTGGCATTTGCCGAGGACATGACTGTGCTATCCGACCGACGGATGACTTGCAATGTCAGCGTCGGAGTCACCGTGCCAGATAGCCCATCCAAATAAGTTTCTTGCGTATAAACAACAGTACCAAACGAGGTCTCGCAGTTGAACTCAGTCCCCGTTTGCTGAATACGAAGCTTGTAGCTTGCATTGTCCGGATTGGTCAGGACCCATGTTCCCGTCATAGCAATCGGCGAGCAACTCGGCGCTTTCGTCGGAAAGGCAAGAGTGAACGTCTCAATCGTCGGGACAATCCCGCCGCTAGAGCTTCCAATGGCTAATATGCCAGTGCGGACCAGCATTAGGCGCCCTTGACGGCAAACGCGGCAAGATACTCCGAGCCATCGTACAGGCCGGACACCACATTCTTCTTGTTGGCGCCGGTGTTGTAGTTCGGGGCGTTATCGCCAAAGTCCCAGCCCGTCAGGGTAATGCTCTTACCGCCGACGCTATCCTGCACGAGGATGAGCGTGTAGGTGCTCCCTGCCACCGGATTGGAGAAGGAGAGCGTGGCATTGCCGTTCAGAGTGACTTTCTGAATCGGCCCGTTATTCCAGTTGATGGTCAGCCCGGCACCGATGTTGCCAGCGTCGTAGATACCCGGCTGTCCGTTTGTCACGGGGAACGTGACACCAGTCACCTCCTGCCACGCCGTCCCGTTATCAAACTGAAGTTTGTACTGCACCCGGTCGCCAACCGTCGTCGCCGTAATCCACTTGCGCCCGTTCGTGCCAGCCGCAGGGAGGGTCCCTGACTGAAGGTGGATGCCCGGGTCTGCGTCGTGCGCGACATACGCCGCCTGAATGGCGTTGAGGTTATTTCGCACCACCGACGACTCGAGGGCCGCTCCAGTCGCCGGGGTAACGAACGCGCTAATTGAATGGTTGCCGACTTCCGTTGCCATACTATCTCCTCCCCAGCACGAAGCCGTCGATTTGCCAACGGCTAATGGTGGGCTCGTTAAATCCATCGTGACCCAGTGTCACATCTACGTAATACCCAGACCCAGACATCTGCACGCGATAGTTCTGGGACCCGCCAATTACATCCCACACCCCTCCGGGAGCATCCCACACCGCACCGGGCGCATCCCATGTCAGTCCGCCTTCAGCGGCAACTTCCTTGGAAGGATAGGTTCCAAAGTTGGTTGCCCATGTCACCGTCAGCGGAGATGACCCCGGCACTGTTGCCGTGACATACCCATAGCGAAATGCTTTGGCGACCGAGTCGTCCCCGAAGTACAGGCGCCGAAGCTGGACCGTCATGGGAATGCGAGACCCGCTATCCCCATCGGTCACTGTCGCGCCATCGCTGTGCGAGCCGTAGTAATCCGAGACGGTGACCTGTCCGCTCGTGTCCCCTCGCACGACATAGCTCTCCGCCGAACCCCCAACGAGGCTGGGCCAAAAACACGCCGTTGTGACATACTCGCCAATCCACGGACCAGACCATGCCCGAAGAATTAAGTGATACGTATATACCCCATAGCCCGGAACATACCACCACACTTCTTGCGTCCGGCGGCTCAAAACCCCTCGTACATTTGCCAGTGCCGTCGTGGTCATAGAGCGCACCAGCGGCAGGATGGGGTCAGGGGTATCCGGCGTCCCAAGCGGTACAACCTGTCCCTCCGTCGCGGCAAAGGCGCCTCGGTCGGAGATGAAGTAGGCAATCCCATCGCCCTCGACAATCGAGAGCGGGGCAATCGTCCCCGTCTGTGACGAGATGCCTTCGGGCTGAACCGTAATGTCATCCTGACCAAAGCCCGTGAGGCGGGAAATGCCGCTCCGGTGGAAGATGAGCAGTGACGAGCCGACTGATGCCAGTCCAACTATCCGCTCATCGCCAAACGTCCGGACGACAATCTGCCCACCGCCGTCGTGGGCAAACTTCTGCCCATCGTTGAGGGCCGAATAGAAGATGGAGTCAGGGAAGGCGGACGACCCAGCGCCCCAGAGGCGCTGGTTATGCACCGTCAAGAACGACACATCCTGCGTATCAGGCTCATCGGTAACAAGCGCCGAGCCGGTCCAATAATTCAGCAACCCCCCATCCGCAATGAACACGACATCATTGCCTGCTGTATCGCGAAAGGAAGCAAAGCTCGGAGCCGCCGTGCTGGACAACGTACCCGTCCGGGCCGTCCATGCCGTGGAACCCGGGGTTGCCAGCATGTTGATGGTGTACAGAGTGGTGCCTGCCACCGCCAGCCCCTGCACATCCCCGTTGTCCTTGAACCAGCTTGCGCCATTGCGCGGCGTTGCCGGGAGGGCGGCAGTAGCAAGCCGCACGCTCCCGTACCGCTTGGTGATGGCGCCGTACTCCGTCAGGCGGGCATTCTGGGCCAACCGCACCTGATTGGCGCCAAGTGCAATGTCATCCGAGACGGTGTTTAGCCCCCCGGAAAAGCTGGCCTGTGCGTCCCGCATCACCCACCCCAATCCGACGCAAGGTCCGGATAGGCCATGCGCGTCGGGTTGATGGTCCGGCGGCGAATCTCGTCGAGGAAGTCCGACCGCTCGTTGTTCGCCATGCCGATAAATGTGCTGGCAACCTGCATGCTCTCGCCGCCCTTCATGAGCGACCGCCCAGCCGCCTCATAGACGAGCAACTGCTCGCTGTTTTCGGGCCAGTCGATGGGGATGTCCCACTTGTCCGTGGCCCCGGCGTCGACAAAGTCCCGCAAGCTGGTCGGCTTAAAGTTGACGACCACGTTGAGCGTCATCGCCCCAGCAGGGAGAATCTGATAGTTCGTCCCGGCAAGATAGTACATCTTCCGGAGATACGGCATGTACGAGCTAGTGGTGCCCAACGGCACATCCTGATAGCGCGTCTCGACGTACTCGATATTCCCATCGTTCACCGACAGGATACGGAAGAAGTTCTTCTGTGCGTTCCCGGCGCCCGTGCTCAACGAGGCGAGCGGGAAAGTACCATCTGCCGCCGTGGTGATGGCGACGGACTGAAAGCGGTAGTATGGCGCCGCCTGCAAGACGCGGCTCCACTCGGCGTCATACACATAGCTTAGGGTGTCGGCGATTTCCTCGTCAGACCACCGGTCGCTCCCCACGGCATCCATCATGCGGCGGGTCTGTGTGATAAGCTGGTTAATCGTCAACGATGCCACACCAACCCCCTTTACGCGATTACATGCCGCGTCCTATTTCCGGTCACACGGTCATCACCCGTCCCGTACTGGCTATCGGCTAATTCCCGCAATACGCCACCCAACTGCTCTTCCTGCACCGTATTGCCATTCCAGCGTTCCACATCGAACAGCACGCGGTCCGCCATGGTCTGGCTATACTTGCCGAGGCTCTTCTCCAAATAGGCAGGCGCCTCGTCTACCGAACAATCTATCGGCAACCAGCCAACAATGTCAGCCGCTTGCCGCTCACTAGCCGCCCCCGTCCGGACACGCTCCCACCGGCGGTCATCCTCCCGCCAGCGACACTTGACCGCCCAATGCCGGTTGAAGTCCGGCATAAACTCCAGATAGAGTCGGTGGTCCAGCGCCCGAAGCCGCCGCTGAATGTCGGGCGACGGCTCGGGGTTGCCGGATGCGTTATAGAGTATAACGCTCACTGATATTACTCAAGAACCAGAAGCTCGGTATTGACCATGAGGTCAACCGGCTGGGTATCAATCGTGCCGCTGGTGATGACGAACCGCAGGGTGTCACCAGTGTCGAGGGTCTTCTGGGCGTCCGTCAGGGTCGACAGAAGGGCGATGTTCCGCCCCTCGTGCGCGACGAGCGTCTCGAGGTTCGTGCTTGCCGTCAGCGTCACCGCCGCATTCGCGGAGGCGTCGTACTTCTGGAGCACGCCGGTGATGGACCCGGCGTTAGAGACCGGCACCGTCCCGGCAGAGACAACGGCCTGATTGATAAGGCACTTCGCCGGGTGCGAGCCAAAGTTGTAGATGACGCCGTTCGCCATGGTGGTGGCGCACCGCCCGACAAGAAGCGTCGAGGCTACGCCAAACCGCCCGGGCTTTGGGCTGAAGAAATTGAAAGCCATGAGAGTCCTCCATGGGGGGTGGGGCCAAAGCCCCACCCCGCACGGTCAGAGGTTAGACAACGTGGGTGTAGCGCTTCGTGTCGGTGTACCCGGTGATGCTCCCATGCGAGTTACGCTGGAGGCACGCCAGATTCCCGTAGAACGAGTAGGTCG